ACGCTGGAAGAGAAGGGTCAGCTTATAGCCGATAAGATGGAAGGTCGCGTTGCTGTTGGGCTTGACGCATCACGATTCGACCAGACGATCGGTCGCACTTTGCTCACCGCTGAACATAGCTTATACAACAGCTTGTTCCCCGGTGACAACTTGTTGCCTTCCCTACTTAGATGCCAGCTGGAAAACAGAGGGCGTTCTATTTGTAGGGATGGCATGGTGCATGCTGACATTGGAGCCATGCGGTGCTCTGGAGACCAGAACACCAGTCTTGGCAACTGCGTGATCAGCTGCCTTCTCGCCAAGTTGTACCTTGACGAGAATGGCATAGCTGGCGCAGATATCTTGAATGATGGGGATGATCTTATTCTCTTTGTGCCTGCCATTAGCTTGCCTAAGCTGTCCAATCTTTCGCAGTGGTACTCCGCTTGGGGCCTGCGTATGAAGATTGAACAACCTGCTTTTTCGCCGGAGGAGGTTGAGTTTTGCCAAGCCAGACCTGTGTGGACGGAGCGGGGGTATGTGCTTGTGCGCAACCCTAGTAAGGCGCTCAACACAGACTACGCCGGAGGTGATAAAGTGGCTAGGTGGGTCGATTATCTCGTCCATCTAAGGTCCGTTGGACTATGTGGGTTGGCTCTGGCAGCCGGTATACCCATATACCAATCTTTTTACAACTTTGGCATACGGAATGGCAAAACGGGCAAGCATGCAGAACAGTTGGGCGGAATTGGGTATCAAGCCAAGCTGCAGTGGAGGGCAGGACGCTTGTCACGTTCAGTCCCCATTGATACCGCGTCCCGAGAAAGCTTCTCCCGGGCTTTTGGGATTTCAGCCGCCGACCAGCTGGCGATAGAAGAGTGGTTTGACGCTGCCACTCTAGGCTGCCAGGACGATATCGAAAGAGATATTGTAGTATCTTGTCACATAGCACAGTGATCGATATCATTAAATGGCGAAAGCGAAGCAGCAACGATCTTCCAAGAAGAAGGGCAACCGTAGGCCGCGCCGCAAGGCAGCGCCTCGTGACACTGTCCACCATGTGTATGCGAGGGCTTTGAATGACCCTTGTCAGGGTCCTTTGGTCAGCGTTTACCCTGGTGAGAAAGGCCAAATTGGGAGATTTGTGCTCGACACCTCCTACACAATCGGCGGCACTGATACGGCGTACATTGGCGGGTTTTGGCCCGCTCTCAATGGCGCTTTTAATCAGTCCGCTGCCAACGGGGCAACGGTGGTAGCACCATCTTGGTCCGTTGGGACAGCGTCGTCAGTTGGTTATTCCACGTTCGTCGCTCTATACCAAAAGACGCGGTGCATTTCAGCGTGTGTTGAGATCACGCTTCCCAGTGTTTCAGCTTTGAACATTGTGGGAGAGATCACTACCGCCTGCTTAGCAGCTGGTACGTTTCAACCCTCGCCTGGTGGCGCCCAGTCCTTAACTCCAAATGATGTGTTCACATTGAGCCCAACGAAGTACATGTTACAGCGTAAAGTGTATGAGCAGAAATTCAGTCCCGGCCAACTTGATTCGCGTTACAACGCAGCTTGTGACTCCACTCAAGTTGATGGCACTGACACTAACGCTCTCTTTTACGCAATTCGTGGGGTTCCAGCGGGCACAACTATCACCGTCAAGTGGACGGCTGTGTATGAGGGCACCGCACGTAGGCTCGGTGGCATGGCAACCAGCGCGACTAACATGCGCGCTGGGTCCCATGACACTGCGACCAATGTTGCGGCAGCCCTCCACAGCCAGCATCCTGGATGGGCTGCGAGTGCGAAGGACGCTTTTGGTGGGTTCCTCCGAAACACGGCAGCGGGGTTTGCCTCGTTTGCCGGGCAGAGGGCGGGACGCTCGTTGGGCAAATCTTTGCTCACTGAGGGCAGTGCTTGGAGCACTCCAATTATAGAGGAAATGGCAGAGGAAGCCACTCCGCTGTTGTTGACATTGTAGGGCGCCACAAAAGTGGGAAGATGTTAGGCTTAAGTGCCGACCCGTGTGGGTTGCGGTGTTGCCCCCAGGTGGGGGCGTCCCACCTTCCCAGTGCAAGCACGCAGGTATCGTCGCGAACAGCACGCATCTTGGCCCGAGGGTAAGTGTAGCCACCTTACGGCTCTTTGTTCTGGTTTTGTGCGTAAAGGCCGTGGCGGGCCGCCTAAGCAGAGGGATAGGTTGACAAAGGGGTCCCTCGAGTTGGATTTAGTTTCGTCTGCGCTTGTCAGCTTGCTGGCAGGCATCTAGC